CTCGGAGTGGGCGCGGGCGCGGGTGCGGATATCTTCGGGTAGGGAGCGAGCATCTACGCTCGTGCCGTCGTAGGCAGCGTAGGTGACCGGGGCCACGTCCCGGATCAGGGCGAACTTGATGATCTTGCGCAGGTCGGCGCCCTCGCCGTCGTAGTCATCCTCCCAGGAGTGCTCCTTGACCCGGAAAGCGAAGGAGCTTTTCGTGATGTCTCCCCGGCGGATGCTCTCCAGGAGGTCGTTGCCGGCCGTGGTATTCGGTGCCGTGAAGGTGTACTTCAGCCCCCGGTCGTCCACCTCCAGAGTAAGCGTGCCGCTACTGTTACGCCCCAGTACGAAGTTGGGATCGTGGTTAAAGAGGGCCACCACGTCACTCATATCGGCCCCATCGAAGGCTCCCGGCTCGATGCGCTCGTGCATCCAGGAGTAAATCTTCGTGGTCTGGGAAAAGACGGCTGCGTAACCGTTCACGGTACGGCTGTCCTCGTCGCCTTCTGCCCGGACTTCACCGACGAAGGCGCGACACTCAATGGGCTGGGTGGCGGTGTCGATCGTAGCGGGATTACTCTTGCTGGCCATCGGAGGATTGTTGAGCGGATGAAGAATCGGACTTCTGGTCGGGCTTCTGGTTCGAAGCCAGGGGCAGGTCGTAGCGGTCGCCGCCCTCGTAGGGGCTCATGTTTTCCATGGCCCGGATCTCGTTGGGTGAAATGGCCCCGGCGTTGCGCATCTTGAGATAGTAGTCGCCGCGACTCTTCGTATCACCCCGCAGCAGCCCGTCGACGTTGAAGCGGACGTACAACCGCCGGCGCTCCTCGCGGGAAAAGCACTTGGAATTCATCTCGTCCTCGATGAGCTTCAGGTAGGGCCGTAGGGTAAACTGCACGAGCTTGCGGTTACTCTCCTCGACATTATTGAAGGTGGTACCCTCCATCGAGCCCAGGAGCAGCGGGTCGACGCCGGTCATATTCGATACGTCCTGCAGGGTACCCAGGCGGGCCTCCTTCATCTGGTTGTCGCTGCGGTTGGAGCCGATCTTGATGAACTTGAACCCCCAGGGGAGCATGCCGATCTTACCGGCCTTTTCCCGTCCGACGTTGCTGCTGTTCCAAACCGTCAGTGCTTGCTCCGCCTGTTTCGGGTTCATCGGTTGTTCCGGGGAAAGCAGGCCGGATACCTGACCGGCATTACCGAAATAGGCCTTGTCCAAACTGATGATTGCAGCGGCCCGGTCGAGAGTATCCTGGTACAGATGCACCGCCGACTGACCGCGTAGCCCGTCGGCGGTATTGATCTTGAAGTGGAGCACTTCCTCACTCGCAACGGCCACCCCGTCGAGGATGTAGAAGTAGTTTCCCCGGCGTTCGACTATTTCCGGCCGTGCGCCGGTGTAGGTCTGTAGCTGGCGGAGGTCCCCGCCGACAAACTTCTGCACGACGAAACACTCCCCCTTAGTGAGTAGTTGGCGGATGACAGCTACGCGCCAGTCGTAGGAATTGACCAGCGGGTGCACGCGAAAACTTAGCAGGTCGTGCAGAGGGTGGTCTTCGGCTACCTCGCTGCCGCCCTCGGGCAGTGACCTGTAAGTGTCGAAGGGCAGGCTGGCGACCTGAGATGCGATGATCTCAATGGCGCGGTTGTAGGCCGGAATGCTCTGAATGGTTTCATCCGTCACCTGCCCCGGATTGTAGCCCCAGGACTTGAGCAGCATTTGCCAGGTACTGGCCGGTGCGTTCCCGCTGATGACCTCCGAGCGGGCCTCGTCACCAAAATCGCCGGCGGCTGCCGGCCCTCCCCCGGAGGGGATGAAGGCGGAGCGGAGCCAGGCAAGTACGGAAGGCCGGCGGTCTACGGCGGTGGTCATGGTGGCGAATGTCACCCGCCGGCGGCGCTACCGACGTAATCACCGTTTACGTAGTCACCGTGCGGAACCGGATTTATGGATTTCCCCTGCGCTGCTGTAAGCGGCGGCAGTAGTGGTGGCGCTTTTGCCTGAAAGATTCGAAGGATGTGAAACGGTTCTGCCCGGTCAGTTCAAGTACCTCGGCTTCCAATTGGTAGAAAGCATCGGTGGCTGTGACGTCCGGACCGACGATCTCGTAGTACCGTTGGAAGTAGCGATCGGTGGTGAGTAGAGAAAGGCAGAACTTAACGGCGCGGCGTTCCTTGGCGGTTAGGTCGGTGATCTTGGTTACCATGCGATAAAGAATTCGGAGGTTTCCTCCATTTTGAAGTCGAGGTATTCGCCAAATGCCTCCGCTAGTGCTACCGCTCCGTCGATCTTGGAGCGGGATTTGTTCTTATTGAATTTTACGTTGCCGTTCGCGTCCCGTAGAAGAACTACGTTGCCGAAATTCCAGCTGAGTACCGGGTGGTTGCCGTGGTCGAGATCGCCGCTCAGGATGATCTTCTCCATGGTGGTGATCGGCTCGTTAAACGTGCTGGTATTCTGCCGAAATTCGTTCATCTTGACCTCCTCAGCCACCAGTTTGGTCGCCAAATGGGTCGCGTTCCAAGGGTCATAGGACATGCCCACCAGATTAAAGAGGGCGTGATCCTGTAGTATTACGTCGAAGATGTAGTCGAGATCGGTGACGTTACCGGGAGTGAGGGTGATATAGCCTTGATCGCGCCAGTCGAAGTATGGTACCATATCCTTTCGGATCAGGTCGGCGGCGCTATCCTCGGGCAGGAAGTAGCGCATGATCACTCGGTAGCGGTCGAAATGAGCCTGGGGCGGGAAGAGGTAGGCGATAGCCGTGAAGTCTCGCGTCTTCGCCAGGTCAAGACCGGCGTAGCAGGTCAGACCCTCCATCGCCGCCACGCTCCAGTCTGAGCATCCCTTCACAAAATCCGACTGCTTGATCCAGCGGTCCTCGACCGTGGCCCACAGATTAAGGTTCTTCGTTTTGAAGTTCACCTCGAACGTGGATCCTTCGTTGCGGGCCTTCGTGTACTCCACCTGTAGTCCCGCAATGGTGGGCGTGCGCCCAAGTCCGGGGTTTGCCTTTTCCCAGACCTCTTCGTCCTCCCAGTCATCGCCCTCATCGAGGGTGTAAATCATCGGAAAGAGGCTATCGTTTTCCTGCGTCCCTTCGAGTATCCGCACACAGCTCTCTTCGAAGAGGAAGAGCGGTCCCGTCACGTTGAACCCGCGCGTGGTAATAATTAGGAGCAGCGGCTGCTCCCGGCTGACCATTCCGGATTCCATGTTGTTCGGGATGCTGGCGTCCTTCGCTTCGTGGTACTCATCGATGATGGCCAGGTGGGGGTTTACCCCGTCCATCGTTTTAGCGTCGGCGGCGATGGGGCGGAAGAAACTGTCGTTGTCGGAGTTGATCAGGTTCCGGTTGTTGGTGCTGTCATAGATGCGCAGGGCGGTATTGATCGATTCACTATCGCGCCGCAAGCGTTTCAGTATCTTCATCGAGGCTTCCCAGGAAAAGAGGGCCTGATCGTACTTGTTGGCCGCCGAGTAGCACTCCGCCCCTTCTTCATCCTCGAAGAATGTCATAATGGTCGCGATAGCGCCGGCAAACTCCGACTTCCCGTTCTTCTTCGGCACACAGAGGAGCGCCTTACGGAATACCCGCAGCCCCGTATCCCGGTACTTCATTCCGAAGAGCATAGCCAGGAAGAATTCCTGCCAGGGCATTAGCTCGAAGAGCCGCCCGGCGTACTTACCCTTCGTATGTTTGAAGTAGCCGACGATGGTAATCACCCGTTGGGCCTCTTCGAAGTCAAAGTACAGGTGATCATACCCAGCCATGCGGATGCACCGTTCTACCGAAAGCCGTTCCAGGCGACCGGCCAGCCGCCTACCTGTGAGCACGTCCTCCATATATCCGATCCACCCAGGCACCTCCCCCATCAACTCACCTTGCGCAGCTTACCAATTTTGTCCACCGGCCGCCGGCCCTTGGCCAGGGATTCGCCGCGAGCTTTCTCCCGGAAGTTGCGATCAATGCCGAGCAGCTTTGAATACTTGACGATCGTCTCGTTAGCATCCTTGCGTAGAAATACCTCGGGCCGCCGCCGCGGGTCCCCGTTCTTATCCTCCCGCGTAAACCCCTTATCATTCAGGTAGGCAGTGAAGCGCTCGTACTCCGCTACCGCCATGGCGAAAGTTGCCACGGCCGAGGAATCCACTTTTTCGATCTCGCCGAACTCCTTTAGGTAGGACTGGACGGCTCGGAACTCCTGGGCGGCGCGCTTATCGGCGCGGACATAGGAGGGCATTTTGAGGTTGGCGGATTTGGCGGCCACGGCGATGTCAACTTTTTACTCTGAAAATTCCTCGTGTGGGGAGAGGCTTGGAGCGGGGATGTTTATAAAGATGGTCGTCAGATGGAGCCCTCCCCCCCATAGGGTCGATGCGGTGACTTGAGCGTCGTGTCGTTGTAATTGAAGATCATCATCGAAATCAGCTCTTGTCGATCGACCGGAATCAAACCGTGCTCCGTGCGCTTCGTACTTAGAAACAGGCCCGATGATTCGTACCCAGACTTACGGTCATGCTGGTACTTACAAAGTGACATGAGATTCCGCTGGTCGTAGGGCGAACCGCCGAAGCTCAGAGCAATAATGTGATCGGTCACCTCAGCCTCAATGGTCTGTCCCATAGCAAGGCTGACTTCGCATAGAGGCTTTACCTGCCGGTGCATGGCACTTACGGTCCTCCACTTGCTGGAATTGTAGAAGGATTGATCCGAGGTAGGCTTCCTACTACGCTTGGGCAAGTAGGAACGTCTTTTGGGTTTTGGGAGGTGTGGCATTATTTATTGTCTTGGTAGAAGGCCTGGGATTTCAGTCGCGCAGCTCTACGACGACCGTCTTCCTTAATGTAATGAAGAAGGGTTTTGCGATCAGCATGGCCTGTAAGGGCCTGAATATCATCGAGCGACATACCGGAGGAGTAGGCGTTCGTGGCGAAAGACCTGCGAGCGGTATGGGTGCTGATCAGTTCGTACTTCTTGAAAGAAACGATGCGGGACTTACCGCGGATGTTACGGGTCAGGCGGATCGTTTCCATCATCCCTGCGCTCCGGCAAATCTCTTTGATGTAGCGATTGATGATGACCGGAGAGTATCGAGGTAGGTTCCAGTCGTAGCGTCGACCTATGACCTCCAACATGGGGTGTAGAGGCAAAACCACCTGCCGACGGGTCCCCTTGGCCGTGAACAAGCTGAGCATCTTCTGTCCATCGTGCTGAATGATATTCTTCGCCGAGATTTCCGACCACCGATTTACCCGCAGGCCAGTGCAGCAACCAGCGATGAACACATCGCGGACCTGTTCTTTAGTGACAGCATCGGGCGATTCGTAGGCGGCAAGCATCTCCAGTTCCTCCGTGTAGAGAGCTATCGTATCCATCGCTTGGGGAGAAAGTCGAAGCTGCGATTTGAGCTTGACGTTTGCGATATCACAGCCTAACACCTTTCCACTAGCAGCAGCGTGTATACAGAGCTGTTTAAATTTTCGTAGGTACTTGTAGATCGTGGAATCGGTCCTTTGCTCGGGCAAGCCCCAGAAGAAGTCCCGATATTTTTCAAACAGAGCGAGTGAGACATCGGCGAAACGAACTTCATATCCGAGGTGGTCCTGAAACTGGATAAACCAATTGATACTGACGCGCTCGGACTTGAGACTCTGAATTCCGAGGTTGCCGGCACGTTCCCTGTTAGTATAGTAGGCTTCGTAGTACTGGAGAACAGTAGGTTCGGTCACCTTAGCTTCATGCTCGCCAATTAGCCGTTCCCTTACTTTGGACCGCAAGCGCTCAATTGTAAGCGTGTGTAATTCGTGGCGACGGCGGTACTCGTTGTAGGTAGCTCGGATGAACTGATCGAGGTGATCCAGGGTCCGGTTCACTTCAAGGTAATCATCGACCCTACGGCACCATTTGTCGGCGATGCGTTGGGTAGACTTGTCCCAATGATCAGTGAGTACGTGCTCGTAAGTGGACATCCAGAGTGACTGGCCTTTATAGGTGAATCGAAGTTTGATCAGGGCCTCCTTTCCCGGCCGGGGACGTTCGAGGTAGAATCGGGTTTTGCGTGACATATTTGTTGGGAAGTGTGCCGGCAACTTACAGATTTACTTATCCGTAAACAAACACCCCGTGTAAGGAAATCAGGTATTTAACACTAAATGTTTTATTATTTAGAGGTAAATAGCGTACAATCACTACCATTTTGGCATGCATTTTCAAAGGACGCCGTATCTTCGATTCCATCCGAGGCCACCCTGTTCAGTCGGTTAGCCATGTCCTTTACCGGCATCCTCCCCCCCCTCTTGCTAGCGCTTGTTCTTGCCGCCCTTGCGGTGGCGCTCCGGCGTGGGGTTTGGAGTTGGTTAC